TCCGGTACACGCGAGCCGACTTGAAGATCGGGTACGTCTTGTCCCTCGGGGTGAAGAGCGCGACCACTCGGATGGCATCCGTTCCGCACCCGCGCGCGGCATCGGCCCCGCGCTGAATCGACGAGTAGACCTTGATCGTGTACCGCGCGTCGACCTTGTGCGTCCGCGTGTAGACCTCCTCGCCGCGCGAGGCTGGCAGGAGGGCAAAGCCCGCCTCCGCCAACCGTTCACGGATGGCAGCGGCGGGAACATCGACGAAGCGGGAGGTCATCGTTTGCCTCTGCTTTGGCAGCCCTTGTGAGCTTCTTTCAGAGCCCGATCGATTGACCACCCGCGAGCGATGCGCTGGTGAACTATTTTGTAGTCCAGCCCGGCCCTGTCAACGAACACCGCCAACGGAAGCGTCTCACCGAGATAAGTAACGATGCGTCCGCCGCGCCTATTTGTGGACTGATCCTTGTACGTTGCCCAGACACAGTTGTCGGGCGAGTAGCCTCCGTTCCCGTTCTTACGCTCGATGGTGTACATCGCCCGCCCAGAGGGGTGCTTGCCTTCTGGGCGCGGGCCCATGTCTGCGATGAAATTGTCAAACACCAGCCAGCGCTTGCAGACCTTAATACCTCGTCCACCGTAGTCTTCGTATTGCTTCGCCTTCGGATTTGAGCAGCGCTGAACCATCGACGCCCAGATGTAATATTCAGGACGCACCGACCCGTCTTCTCGTTTTGCGAACCCATGACGCAGTCGGACCGGGTTCTTGCTCATCTCAGTCTTACGGCGTCTCTTGTCGCATCGTTTGCAGAGTCTGCTGCCCTTCAACACCAGTGCGTTGCACTCGGCGCACGGGTGTTTGTTCTTCTCCTGGTATTTCTGCTGCCTGTTCATTTGTGAACCAGAACGAGCTCTCGACGAGCTCTGGTAACAGCGACATAGTACAGGCACTCTTCTTCGTCAACCGGCTTCCGTCGGTATGTGCTCGCCAGCATCCACACCCGATCCCGCTCCATGCCTTTTGCTTTGTGCGTGCTCGACAGCACGATCCGAGCGGAGTCGTCCTTGTCGGCGAAAAGCGACTCGATACGGCTGATGACATCCAGCACCGTATTGGCGCCCTCGCTAAGCGCCAGAATGCACTCCGCCCGATCCTCGACGGCTTGCGTGTCCCTGCGCTTTTCACTCAGGCGCTTGCATTCTGTGTCTCGCCATTTCTCGATGTAGCCGCAGAGTTCCGTCACGTCACGTGCCGCGCTCTTCTTCACAAACGCCGCGAGGGACGCTCCGATGTCTCGTCCCTGGATGGTTGCTGGACGGCCCTCCCTGAGGAAGTACAAGCAGAGCGAGATGAGAGGCGCATTGGTTCGACTGAGAATGAAGTCTCCGGGCCGCGCCCCGTCCTTGCTCTTGAGTTCCGAAATAGTCGCATCGCGAACAATTCCCTCGTCCGAGTCTGGTGCCCACTCGATCTCAGAAACAATTTCCTGAGCAGCCCGAACGACAGATTTGCAGCAGCGATAACACACGCTGAGCGGGAGCACGGTCGCCGCGAGTCGCTGCACAATATTGTCGACGGCTGCGGAGTCTGCTCCGCGGAAACCGTAGATGGCCTGGCGAGGATCGCCGACCGCGCAGATCCGACCGTTCGGCTTGACGGAGCGCATGACCATCTCGATCTGCGCCGGATTCAAGTCCTGCGTCTCGTCGACGAACACACGGTCGAACTTTCGCTGCGGCAGATCCAGGACAAGAGGGAGCCAGATCATGTCGTCGAAATCGATCGCGCCGTCTCGCGTCGTGTCCGAACACCGGAGCAGAAGCGTGAGAGCGTCTTGCACGAAGGCCTTACGAAGAGCCTCCTGCTGCGCATCCTCGAGAATGACCCCCTGAATCGGAGATCGTCCTGGGGACTCGATCTGGAACGAGTCGATGATCGCGTCGATGTCGTCCTCGTCTTTGGCCAATGCGCCCTTGGCAAGCGAAACGGTCTTGCTCAGATCGCGCCGCATCTCGAACCCAAGCCCGTCATCTTTCTGCTTGTCGAGCTTGAGGATTTTCTTGATCTCGAGAACGACGCGAGCGACCTCGAGCTTCTCGGTGTCCATGAGATCGTAGACGCGGTTCGTGTTGATGCGCAGGCGACCGAGCGAGCGCGTGACGGTCTTCAAACCATACGAGTGCAGCGTCGACGCTTCGGTGCCCCGGATCCCGCGCTTCTTGAGCTCCCTGTCGAGGTTCTCCGCGATGGGCTTATTGAAGGCCACGAACAGAGTCGACAACCCAGCTGGGATGTAGGTGAGCGACTCCAGAATCGTCGTGCTTTTTCCGCTTCCGGCCACCGCCTTGACGACGGTGTGGCCGACGCCGTTGGCGATGTTCTCGAAGACGGCGAGTTGATATTTGCTCCAGGTTCTCATGGCGATGGGATCTCCTTTTCCCGTTGTGGCGTGGGCGGAATTGCTCCGCCCACTTACCGTTCACTCTGTATACACCCTCCGGGGCAGATTTCTACCCTTCAAAATGGAGGGGGCTTCGCTCCCCCGGCTGCTGCCGCCGGCGCGCTGCTCCCGCCGCCGCCCAGGGCGTTCAGGCGGGCCCTGAAGGTACCGGCGTCCAGCGGCTTGTTGAGCGTCACGGTGCCCGCTCCGGTGTCGATGGTGAGCTTGGCCGTACCCATCTTGCTCTTCCCGTCCTTGTCCGTGTACGCCGTAGGGGGTTCCACGGTGCAAGAGACCTCGTTGTCGTAGATCCCCTCGAGCTTCTCGTCGATGTCGTTGGGGCCGTTCCCCTTCCACCCGAGAGCCCGGAGCCGCTCGAACGAGTACACGGCGGACTTGTCCGTGAAGAACAAGAACGTCGTCATCGTTCCGACCGGCTCGTCGTTGAGCTTCAGCGCCATGTCGACGGCGATCTGAAGAGTTCCCGCGTCGGTCTCGCCGAGCTGTGCCTTGGTCGCTTTGCCCTTGTAGTTTCCAGCAGTGATCATTCTGATTTCTCCTTACTTGATTTCGCTGATCTGACTTCTTCGAGTCTGGCCGCGACGCGATTGCGCGCCTCGACCACCATTCCGGGATTTGCTCGCAGGTACTCCTTGACCATCTCGTCGAGCTTCTTGTCGCTGATCTCGGCGAGCATCGTCGTGATCTCCTTTCGAAGCGCCTCCGCGCGCGCTTCATCTGCGGATCGTGCCTGCGCGAACTCATCCCACGAGAGCAAGATGCGCTCGGGGAAGAGCGTGGTTCCGCGGGACTTGGCGTCGAACGCCGGCGCCCGCTGCGTGTAGAGCCAGCGCGTACCGTTCGTGACCGCCTTGACATCGCCGCCGACCTTCTGCTGAGAGATTTCCTCCCTGGCAAACAGGACGTAGTCCGACCACTGGCGGATCAGTCCAGCGATCTTCCCCCGCATGGCGAGCTCGAACCGATCGAATCCGGGGCCCGTCGGGTCATCGAAGTGTTTGACCTGGGTGTGCCCGACGAAAATGATCGCCTTGCCGGAAAGCCATACGCGCTCGATGGCGCTGAGCATCTCGCGCCAACGAGCGACGGCCAGATCTTCTCCCTTTCCGTAGCCGCCGTCGTACTTCGTGATCGTCGTTCCCGGGAAGAACTCCACGTTTCCCAGGTGCTCGAGATCCCCCAGGGCATCGAAGACGAGCGATTGACATTTGACCTGATTCTTCTCGACGGCCCCGACCCATTCGAGAACCTCCGGCCACGCATCAGGGGTCACGCGCTGCACGTCATACGCGAAGCTGCCCTTGTTGACGTCGATGAAGAACGGGTCCGGCGCGCCCGCAGCGAACCTGGTCTTCCCGACGCCGTCGAAGCCGTACACGGTCACCCGTGGTGCTCGATTCTGTTTTCCGCCGCTGATTTTCTTCAAGTCGATCATTCTCTCTTCTTCTCCTTGCTCGTCGGTTTGCTTTTGAGTTCCCACGGGAGCTCCAGGCGGGACCACCCTCTGGAGTGGTGAATATCCCCATACGTCCAGAAGTAAATCTCTCCACACGAGTCCAGTGCGTACAAACTTTCTTCTGTACCGTATTCAGATGTCGTTACCGAAGTAGCGATCTGCACGATCTTTCGACCGTCGTCAGCGCTCATTCTCGAATCCTCCTCCACTCGCCGCCCCTGATCCGCTTCGTCAGATCGTCTGGAGCGTTCTTCCACTCCTGGTCGATCCACGCCGCAATATCGGTCGCGACCGCGTTCTCTGATTTCTTGCTGATCTTCGGCTCGCCCCCGCCAACGATCTCTCGCGCCTTCTTGGCGTTCTTGCTTCGCTTCTTGCCAAGCTTCGCCAGGCGGTAGCCGTCGCTCGTGGTGATCTTTCCCGCCTCGACTGCGTTGCGCACAGCGGCCGGCGCATCGAGCAGAGACAGCAGATTCTTGACCGAGGCCTTGCTGATACCGAGCAGCGTCGCGACCTCGTCCTCACTCCGCCCCAGATCGATGTACCGCTGAGCCTTCTTCGCTTTGCCGATCGGGGTGTCGTTCTGACGGTGCTCGTTGGCGCTGATGAGCATGCCCATCAGTCGGTGGCCGTTCGCGCGTTGAACCATCGCCGG